CTCAGCCTCCTTCATTAAAGAGAGGGCAAGCGCCCTCCCCTTAAATTGTCATTGTTACGGCAACGGGCTCATCAGCCCCGTCAACTGTAAAGTCGTCAGTAGAATCATTGTAAGGCGCAAGCCGTGCCAGATAGATGTAAGTGTCATCAGGCAGATTGATTGTAGCCTGACCAGCAGCATCCGTAACCAGCTTCTTACTGAGTCCCGCCAAAGTTATAACAACACCGGGAACCGGGTCGGTAGCGGCATCTTGGCAAGTGAAGGTAACCAGATAACCGGCAGCAGGATCGCCTGCCCCGATCATAAAGAAGTTGCCGGGTTCGGCAGTATCAAAACCGGACTTCGGCAGTGCCAGAAACTCGACATTATAGACCTTCTCATTGGCGAAACTGTAAGGCAGTTCCAACGCCCCCACAGGAATCGCCAAGTAGAAGTCAATATCTGCACTCGTATCAAGAGCTTCGCGCTCAGTGGGATGCAAGGTAAGTGCCTGCCCCAGTTCCCGCATCGAGGTTCCCAGCTTGCGGTCCTCCAGCCAGGCATCGGTCGGATCTGCATCGGTAAATGTTGCTACTGCTTTCAGGGACAAGTAATCAGATTGAGCCATCGGCACAACTGCCCGGACATTCCAACCAACTATGCGCTGGTCAACTATGCTTTCCCCTAACTGGTCGGTCTTGATATCTTTCATCATCGGCTCGACTCTCACAGTCACGCCGCCAATAGTATGGTTAATCTCAAAACCGCCATAATCCAAAACACATGGTCCTAATTCAATAGACCTAAAAGAATCCATATTTATCGCTCCTTTGCTTTAATCTTGAAACTGACATTAAAACTGTATTCGAATCGCCCCTTTTCATCAGGGCTAATATCCGATGGCAATTGTAGAGAGTAATTAGAATAGACGTAATAAGGATCGGTCGTTCCGACAATATAGTTATGTTTCCCTGCCCACTCAGCAGCTACCCCTAAACCATTGACCTGCCCATGAAAGAGACGGTGGATATTGTAAGCGGCTGCCTCGGCCTCATAAGGGTCATCCGATCTGCTCACAAATTGAATCATCCGGGTTTCTGTGGGAATCTCTTTGGACGGCATCGGCCCGCCATTATCCCTAACAACAACGCATTTATTAGGTGCGGTTGTCGGATAAGTGCTGGCGAACAGATTCGTGCCGAAAACCCCGATCCCTGCTGCCTCTAAACTCTCAACTATCGCCATCAGGAACATTTACATCATCCTTCTTTGTTTCTTCTTTTTTCTTGCCAGTGTCCCGCTTAAAGCTTCCTTTCTTCACAGGCGGACATTTCGGACAAGGGGAACCATCAACGCTTACGAACGCTGCCTTACATCTCCTACAAATACAACGTTGCTCAATCTTGCTTTTATACTCCTGCACTCGCAACACCACCTTTGATTTTCTCCTGATAAGCAATCAACGCTGCATATTCCTTCAGCCACTTCTTTTGCTTTTGCTCTGCCTTCGCTGCTTCGCCCCACTTAACCAGCTTTTCAATCTCCAACCGCAATTTCTCCTGCTGTTTTAATCGCCTTTGGAATCGCTCAGTAATATAAATAGACGGGTACTCCTGCCCACACCTGCGGCATTGAAGATAGTCTAAAGTCACTTCTTCACCTTTAAACTCTCCAACAACCCGGGAACCAATATCATCGACACTAATCTGAGCTGAACAAAGATTACAGTTTATGTTCATGGTGTAATCCTCTCAATCGCAGCCCTGATTATTTTGGCAAAAGCTTCATAATACTGAGGCGTGTAAAACAACAACGGGTTTTCAAGATACTTCCTGCCGGGAACCATACCATCGACAGTGGGTTTGCTCTGAGTTATCGGTCCGGGATTATAGACTTCTTCATGCCTCCGGGCACCATAGATTTTATGGAAGCCAACATCCACGGAAGCCCCGCTACCAACAACCCTGACAGGAGTTTTTGTACCACTTCTCATTAAATCGCCGGTTAAAACAGGGCACAGTTTTTTAGATTGAGCCAGTAAATGTTCTCCTGCATTGTCAACCTCTTTGGATATTTCAGGCAAGAAGTCCTGATCTAACTGGTCCAGCATGTCACACCACTGTTCAATCCCTTCCCATTGGATCTCTATCACAGCGCCACCGCCTTCAAATACAGTCTCCAGTATTCGGATTCCCCATATAAGTTAACCGGCAGCATAGCACTTGCCACTACATACAATCTGCCCTGGTATTCAAAGCGATCGTCTGCTTTAGGAGAGATTGTAGTAGGACACCAAACTTGAGCATCACACATTTCTTCATTACCGTTGGCCGCCCTGATAAGCTCTTGTTTAAACTGCCACCTGAGCCTCAGAGTAACATCGGGGGCATAAACAGGCCTATTCCAGCCATCATGGCCGGTCAGCTCCTTGTACATAGCCTCTTGCTGCATAGCCCAGTCAATGTTCATCTGATACCACCCATTCTACGGTGACGCGTTATATAGCCTTCTAACAGTGCCAGTGCTTGAGGGGCGATAAATGAAAGCTTACCTCGGTAATCTTCACGTTCTCTTTCTACCTGCCGGTAGGTTATCCCCATAGCATGGGCGCGGTAACGTTCCATGTCGGCAGCAGTCAAAGAAAGTAAGAAAAGAGCCTGTTCACAGATTGCGTTGTTGCGGATCTCTGTGGTGGGGTTTGATAACGGCAGACTATTAATATCACGTCCCGCCTGAGCTAAAGCCCGCTCTTTTTCGTTATTAGTAGCACTGTCCCACTTGTCAGTAAGCAGCCTGGTGTTAAAGTAAGCTTGTGCCTGTGCGATGGTCATGGTTAACCCCTTCCAACACTTGGTCTTGGCATTTAACACACCGCCTTATGTGTATTCGCCCTTTTAATATAAATATGGGCAGGCAGTAGGCGTTACTGCTTTTCGGGTGCTACCCTAGCCCATAACTTTAATGCCCATAACTTTAATTCATTGCTTTCCTGGTTTAGACAATCACTGTCGCCTGGCAAACAAGATCCGCGGCAGGGAAAGTAGGCAGCGAGGTTGCAGCTGCCTTGGTCCAGATCATGGGAGGTTCGTTCTCATGTGTCACGTTTGCGTAAATACCTGAAACGGCTTTCGCTTCCACTTCATCGTCAAGCAGTGCTTCAGCGGTCGGCCCCATCAGGGTATCGCCCAACTTAGAAGGTGGCATCAATACAAAACGGTTCTCAGGGAAGAACCTCCGTGTAACGAAAGTCCCATCTTCGTTCTGAGTACGATACCTGCGGTTGTAAGACTGCACCTGCGGTAAGTCCATGGTAGCCAGCAGACGATTAATTTCCTGCATGGTTACAGGCCGCTGGTCTCCAACCGGACCCCAGATCATTTCACGGATGACGTTGTTACTGAGCATTGCAGCAATAACGACATCAGAGGTCAGCGCCCTTGTCGGCCTTACCCCGGAAGCCGCTTCGACAATACCGGTCCATGTTTGAATGTCACCGACAATATCAGTAGCAGCGAGCGCCCATGACGCGGCAGCAGTTACCTGTTGAGCGGCAGGAACGCCGTAGTTCACGTTCAGGATAACCCCGTTTTCGTTCATTACAAGCTCCCCGGTTGCGAGAGCCTGCATCCGCAGGGCCTCAATCCTGGTGTAAACCGCCATAACCATATTGTCGATATCGCTATAGAGGTTATTTTTCACCATATCAACATCGCCGGCACCTTCACGCTTGAGAGCAAGCATATTACGCTCGTTCAGGTTGATCTTGCGCTTGATGGGCGGAATTTCACCTGATACCTTTGCGGCCCCTTCACGGCTGGCGATCTGTGCTTCTGCCCCGTATGCCTGCAGTGATGCAGAAACGGGAATGATGTTTAGTTCCCGCCAATACTCGAAGGTCAGCTCATTGGTAAACTCAACCGGAAACAGGGTCGGTCCGACATGGCCTTCTTCTGGTATCGCCCGGGCGTATGCCAGCACTTTCTTGCGACTAAATTCCTTTAAAATAGGATGTGGCATTTATTTTCAACTCCTTTAATTTATTTTACTTACTTAAACACAACGCCCGGCAAGGCGGTTATTACGTCACCAGTCGGTGCAAACGGTAAACGCGCCGTAATCACTCGACCATGGTCAATACCGTTAGCAACGGCATCAATGAAACCGTCACTAAAGTCAACGTCATTACACAGAATTGCTGCATAGCGACCTATAATATTCGCTACACCCTGGTTACGACCACCAGCCATGCTTGTAGCTGCCATCGGCTGAACAATACCGTTACCTATCGGAGAGACCAATTCTGGTGCTGCAATGCCAGCTGCAGTTGCATCAGCTATAATCGCCGCTACCAGATCCGCAGCGTTCATGTCTAAATTAGCGGCAGCGTCCGTTCTTAACGTAACTACGATGTCCCCGCCGGGAATAGCAACGGCAAATGCCTCGTTGGCAGCTCCAGTATTGATATACTCAATACTGATTGCGTTACCACCGACACCCGGAGTTACATGCGTCCACAGAATCCCGGTTTCAGCAGCAACATCACCAGTTTTTAATGCCGCTGGTGTAGCGGTATTACCATCAATACCGCCTGCAAGGTTGGTCCAGTCGAGATCATCGGCAACCCTGGCGCTACCAGTAGCTACCGCCGTAACGTCCGCCCCAGCAGCAACGTTGATCGCTGTTGCAACAACATCAGACAAGTTCTTGGCGTCATCGATACTACCGGTATCAAGACCCAGCACCACTGTAATCAACCCCGCGGCTGCGTCATATTCCACGAATAGATCAGTATCCCCAGCAGAGTGTGCGGAAGGGTCAATCACCCGCACCTGAATATCGTTACCAGCTGCACCCGCCACATCTGCCGTAATGGTAATCTCGTATGCTTCGGTTGGCCACAATACCAGTGAAGCCGCAACCCAGGCTGTAGGCGGCACGAACACATCATACTTGCCGGTTCCTTCGTTCAGCCCTAAATATGCACCAGCCTGCAAGACGTTGTTGACAACAAGGCCGTTATTTACCAGTGGCGCAAGGTTGTTCTGCACATACTGAGCATCAACAGTCAGGCCGCCGCGAATGTAACGCGTGTGATCAGAATCAATAAAAGGCACATGACCGCCAAACGTTTCTGCATCAAATTGAAGATTATAAGCCATTTAATTTCAACTCCTTTGCTTAATTAGCCCAAGGGTCTACCCCTGTGCTTTTTTGCTCTCTTGCTTTCCGGCGCTCTTCTGCTATTCTCTTGCCTTCTTCCTCTTCACTTAACCCACCAGGATCTCCGCCTGGGCTGCCAGGTGAACCAACCCCTTTATTGGGTTTACCTACCAAGTAAGTCTTTTCTTTCACAAGAGCATCAATAGCTTCTTTAGCGCCAGTCACACTTCCATCTTCGCCAACAGTTATCTCAGAGCGGTTTGCCAGTTGTACTGCTGCATCAGGGTCAACCACCCCCGCCTGCACTGCAGCCATCTTAAGCTCAGCATTTACCAAGCGAGAATTGGCCGCCTCAACAACCTGGCTTTTCTCCTGCTCTAACTTGTCGGCCCGTTCCTTTTCCTTTTCCAGATCAGACTTGTTTTTTTCTGCTGCTTCCTTTGCGGCCTTAGCAGCTGCCTTCATTTGGTCTACCGATTCGTAACCAAGCTGCCGGGCAGTTTCCTCGAGCTGTTTTTTGCTTTCACGGTCTACCCTGCTCATGAAGGTAGCCTGGTCAGGAAACACGATCTTATCGTCTTTTGGCGGATCTCCTTTTCCCGGCTCTTTACCGCCGCCGTCAGGGTCTTTAGGAGGAACCGCTGGTGGATCTTTGGGAGGGTCTCCTGCTGGAGGATCTCCACCACCATCTGTAAAACAAGCCCATATTGGGAAGTCATTCCATTTCGTAAACATTTCAAAACCTCCGTTTATTTTTTACCGCGATGTTCGTTCACCGCAGCCGGTATATTTAACGTCCATCCGTTAGGACAATCCGGTTTATGCCACCGTAGGCATTAAAAAAGGGCTTTCGCCCTGTTTAAATCCTTGTTTTTCTGTCCGGGCGCTTATTTGCATAAGTGCCGGGTTGCGGTCTTGCTCCGGGTCTTGAATTACTCTGAAATCTGACATTTCGAGTTTGCTGTGAACCGGGAGCTGGTGTGCATTCTTCCAATTGCTCTTCGCCGTTAGGTTCTTCTTCACCCATTTAATTATCACCACCTTTGAGACGTGAGAGCAGCTCAGCCTTATTCCAGCCATCGGAAACAAAAACACCTTTAGCCGTCAATAAATCAGCAAGCTCTGCTTTTTTGAGTTTGGAGTAATCAGGGGATTTTTCTTGTCTGGGCTTTTCTCCCCGTCTGCCCCCCATAACAGCAATCCGTCTGGCAGCTTCTGCTTTGGCCTGGCGCTTTTCGATATAATTTAACATTCAACACCACCCCTATTGTGTTATAATTTCGGTACCATGATTATCATGCTCTGTTCCTGGTCCATGTCTACCGATCGGCTCTCAGTTTCAGTAGGCATCAACCACCGTATCGGCCTGCTTAAAAAACAAGGCCTCAAGCCTACCCGTATTCGTCTGGGCGGCTGGGCCTCTGGTTACTTCCTGCGTGAACACTGTTTATTCCGTCCCCCGGAAGAGACTTTCTACTATGCCGGTCTGCCGGTCGTTTTTAATGACCCGCATATTATTGGTATCTGTGTTGAGGGGGAGTAGCTACTCTTCTATTGAACAACTCCCAGCTTTACGGCTTCTTCACGTGGTGTTTCTTTAAGTAATTCCAGACGTTCAATTTCAAGAAGAGCACCTGTTAAAATCGACATAAGCCCTAATGCAAGCTCTATTTTTTTTACTTCCACCAATTCACGCTCTATCTGCTCCAAGGTTTTCATTATCCACCCGCCTGGTCTAATATTGCCCTACAAAGCATGTCTATTTTATAGCAAGCATCTTTTCCGTCATCAGAACTAACATCCCCGTGATACGCGATTTCCTGTATTTCCCTAATGCTTGATATTAACTCTTCATACCAATCACGCGAAAACTCGAGTGTCGTGTTATTGCTTGAATCTGCATCCATAAATGCGAATATAAACCTCGGTTTGTTGCTGTCAGCATCATAATATTTATTGTAGCGTAAGCCGATGCAAAGAGGCGAACCCTTCTTAAAATGTTTAATGTCATCGTTCTTTATCGCCCGGCTCAAATACCAGCCGGTTCTCTCGGACTTCCACAATCCCAAACTTTGGCTTTTCATTTTCTCGCACTTCCTTTCGCACTTTTATTTTTCTCGCACTATGTTAGAAATAGCGAGGCCGCCCCGCGTGCGAGTACGGAGCGGCCTCTTCCGGCCGGGCTATGTTTTATTGTGCTTTTTACTCCCTCCACCACAAAGTTACTGGCTGCTTGAACCAGCGCCAAAGCATTATTAGTTTATACCCGGGCCACATTTGCAAGTGCTTTATAAAAGCTGGATGAAACACATTCGCCAAAAAGTAATACCCTTTGCCTACCTGCCATGCAGTTAACCAGGGTTCAAACTTCCTGCGATATTCAAGCTCTAAATCTTTTCTTCGCTTCATGTTAAATCATCCTCCCAGCTTCCCGGTATAACTCCTGCAGCTCCTGATACTTCGCGCTATTCGCCCGCTTCATCCTGGCAAATCCCTGTATTGTTGGTACGTTATCCGGTCCTAACCTGGCCATGTAGCGGGAATGGTGGTTACGCAGGTCGTTTAGCCGCCGGTTTTCTTTTTGCAGTGCAGCGTAAGCGTTTTTCTCAGCCTGGCTGCGAGGGTCTGCGTTTGGGTCAAAGTTTTTGGCTTTCTCCAGGTTAGCTTCATAGTTCGAATCGTATTGCTCTATGTAAATAAACACATCATGTAAGCAGTTGGGATGAATGACAGCGTAATCATCCTGCCATTCCGGGTATCTGCGATCACTGCTATCGGTCGTATATATATGGCCCTGAAGTGGTGCGCAAATCTCGCAGGTTGGATGGTGTTCGCTCATCTGTATTAACTTGTAGTCTCCGGCTCTGGCCCTTTGCAGCGTCCCCTGCACTGCCGCCTCTGCCGTGGTCGTCCTGGCCACCATGGTGCAGTAGCTATCCAGCTTCCAGACTTTTCCCGCTTTATCGACAAACGAATCAACACCGGCCAGGGTAAGTTTTTCTTTCATAGCCTTAGCCGATCCCTTGATAGTCTCACCGGTAAATAACCGGGTAAAAGTTTCCTCCATACCCACCTGCCGGTAGATGTCCTGAACGTTCCTGCCTACCGAAGCTGTGGCCGCACTTACACTGTCCTGCATGTTGTAAGCGACAACCTGGATTGCTTCCCGGTGCAGCATACCGAAATTGGCGTAACTTGTTTTCGCTTTTACCCCATCCGGCACCGCTTTAATAAATGCTTCTTCCCATCCCTGCCGGTATTCTTTGGGGACGTTTTGCTCTACCCAGCGGTCCGAGTAATTATCAAGTTCACCGAGTATCTTTAGACTATCATTTAATGCCGCCCTGGCATGATCTGTCTTTCTCCCCTCGGCAATGAGTTTTTCCATGTTCTTGATTATCGCCAGCGTGCCCTGCTGAAAGGTCTTTTGCAGAACGTTTATTGATTCCGGGGGCATGGCCATTACTGTTCACCTTCCCCGCCCTCCAAGTCAAGCGGCCTGCGTCCTGTTTCTACCGGAACTGTAGCCTGGCCGGCTTCGTCATCATCAATAGCCGTCAATTCTTCTTCCAGATCATCACCTTCGAGATCATCTAATCTTCTAATGGCGCTCCTTCTGCTGGTCGTAGACTTGCCGCTTGTTCTGATAGCTTCAACCTGAGCCTGTTCTAATGGATCAGCAGGTATGCCATCGCCCCACTCTAAACGAATGTCTAATTTCTCCGGGTCTATACCACTACCGCCATGCTGATTTTCAAGATACATTGCCGCGTAAAGCATTTCTTTTAACGCCTCATCGAAGTATATTTTCTTGCGGTTAATTTTCGATAACAATCTCATTAACCTGAATTTCAGTGCCCGGCCCGATTCAGTAGACGATCTCTCACCCATTCCAAAAGCATCAGGCGATGTCTCAGAGACAAAGAAGGCAATTTCTAAAAGTTTGTCTATCTGTTGAAACGCCGCGCTTAATTCAGCGTCCCAGGTTAAGTATCTTGGCAAGTCCTTACTGCTTGTGTCTTCCGGGTCAATCTCTATGGCTTGCAAGTCTTCTTTTTCGATATACCATCTGTCAGGGTTGTTCTCGTCTTGTTTCATTGTGCCAGGTGGTAGTATTAAGAAGGGTGATTCGTGCTTATCTAACACCCTACTAATTCGGCTGAACCTATTATTCAATTCATCAAAGACTGTTTCAAGATCGAAGTAGTCGCTGATACCCCAGAAGTTATCTTCTAACCGCCAGTTAGGAACGAACTTGAACAGCAATCCCGGGTATTTAGTTTCTTCTCTTTCTTCCATACCAACGTATTCCGGGAATGTGTCTAACTTTGCCCGACTGAGTATCTTACCTCCGGCTGATTCTAATTGCCAGAGTTCATTAATAATCTCTCCCGGTCTTTGGCGTTCTATTCGTAAATATTTATTATCTCCCTGTTCCTTGATCCAGGCAAAGTCACCACCCTGCAACCCTCTGATATTGTCCGGGTGTAAGACAGGATAAAAGTAACTTGGTGACACTGCTTCGATAATCGAGTGTTCTTTTTCGTTTTCATGGCCGGCTTTCTTACCGTACCTTACTTTGTATATCGCCTCGCCTCTCCAGCTTGACGATAGAGCCATTTCGTAATTGGTGGTTTGTAGGTTATTGTTAAGATAGATTTCTTTTATAAGCTCTTGTTCTGCGCTGTCAGGTTCCCCGGCCACTACTTTTATCATTTCGCCAAAAAGCATGTCGGCGGCTACCTTACTGATGATTCCTGCAAAGTTACAGATCACGTACGTGATTGATTTGTCGGCTTCTCTTTCCAGCCATCTCTGCACCCGTTCAAATACGTCATAATGATTCCCTAGAAAGAGCTGCCGGCAACGCCTGTAATTATCCAGACGCTTCGTGGTTTCTGCATCGTCAAGCGGAAAAGTTTCTGTTTCTA